GATACAACCATATACAGAAAGAGGATTAAAACAATTACAGATACTATACGTAAGCATATATACTTGACAGATACAATAAGAGATACTATCTTTGTAACAAAAAGGGAATTAAAAAAAATAAAAAGAAATGGCAACTAAAGATCCTACTCAAACAAAACTAACTTCAATTTGCAAGTCAATTACTGTAATTCAAAAAGAAGTAGAAGGTATTAAAAAAGGAATGGAAGATGTCAAAGAGATCAAGAGAGTTTTAAAAGGAGATACTTATGGAACTAAAGGTCTTGTTGTAAGCCATAAAGAGCTTAAAAGAGATTGTATGGAAGTAAAAGATGATATTAAAAAAGCCAAGATAGTGGGAACAGTGGTTGCTACAATACTTGGTTTCTTTGGAAGTATTATTGCAATATTTAAAAACTAATGAGATGGCTATTGATCCTATTGTTTTGCGGGTGCTCTCACAAGTATGAAGTTGTAGAAGAAGTCTACCCTGGGACATATCATACCGTAGGTATAAAGGACAATGAAGTTATCCTATACAAGACAAAAGAAAAGCTAAAAGAAGGACAGATTATTAAAATACCAAACAAAGCAAAATGAAATTTTACAGATGGGCAGAATATTATAAATGGGATTTACTTATAGTAATTTCAGGACTTGTGTTTTTTGGGTGGATAGTTTCATGTCAACCAACTAATCATACAGATGTTAAATTTACCGAAGTAAAACAAGATACTATAAATGCAAATAAAGGACATAATTAAAGTAATGACTCTTAAAGGCTACAAAGTCTTTGAGAACGATAATAAGCCCTTAAACCTCAACTATGTAGGTATCAGGGATATTTCTGGAGTCAATAAGTTCAATGATTGGTTAGTAATGTTCTGGAAATACAGGGGACAATGGAGCAGCTTCTGGAGGCCAGGAACTACAGATCCCGGAACCTATTGGTTAAACAACCCTTCTAATCCTCATGGCACAGCCATCTTAAAGGAAGATCAATATAGGGGGGCTTGGAAGCTCGGTAAACATCAGGGCAAGTATGATGCTTTGGTTCAGAGAAAAGAAGTCACTGTTATCAGAGATTGGAATAAGGATGGACACCTGGATATTGATTCAGGCTATGAAGATACAGGGTTCTTTGGAATCAACCACCACAGGGCTAATGCAAAGAATGAATCAGTCCAGGTAGATAAATGGAGTGCCGGATGCCAGGTCACCGCAGATCCTCACCTTTACGATATATTCATGCAACTATGCAAAGAGTCCGAAGAAATCTGGGGAGAAGGGATCTCCTACACCCTTTTAAATATTGAAGATTTTTCCTAGAATTTCTTATATTTGCCTATAATCAATCTGAAAAACTATGTTTGCAGAAAATTTTTTAGCCAAAATCGGAGTTAAGCCTATAACAGACTTAATCGCAGGAAGCAACGGAATTGTATCATTGTTAAAGGAGTCAAATGATCCTAACAGTAAGATCTCTTCACGTAAGAGTGCGGCTTCTGCCCTTATATTCGCAGCTATTACCATGAGTGCCACTATTGATTATAGTGTTACTGGACAGTGGGTATCTATGGTTGCGTTTGCTGTGGTAGGTGCAGGACTGCTTGGAATGACAACCTACTCCAAGAAGTAGCCCTTTTTTTTGTTGATAACCTTTGTCCATTTTAACGACAATCCGATAGGATAGCAACTTAAAACGCATTGTTAATAAGTTTGAGCCTAATCACTTGTATTATTCCAAATATAATTACAATTTTGTAATCACATGAAAACAAGCAAAACAATAAAGACCGCAATAGAAATTCAAGGGAGAAAAAAGAATTGGTTGGCAGATCAGCTAAAGATCAGCAGGCCAACTCTGGATCGCAGGCTCGTAAACGAGGAATCCTGGAAGCCAGATGAAATAACTACCCTTAAACAACTAGGGCTGTTAGTCTAAAAATTTTTTTGTCCATACTATTTACACTAATGTCACATTATGGCTAAGGAACTACCATATTTCCAATTTGAGCCTGCTGAACACTTGGCAGGGGAAATACAAGTGTGCTCTTTAGCTGCACAAGGACTCTTTGCCAACATAAAATCAATTTACTGGATCAAGGGCTGTAAAATGACATTAAAGCAACTAAAGGGAAGATTTGGAGAAGAGTCTCTTATTAACGAATTGTTATTGGAAAACATACTAAAAGTAAGCGGAGAGTCGGTGGTTATAGAGTTCCTGGACATTCAATACAAAAATATCATTTCTAAAAAAAGAGCATTATCAAGGGCAGGGAAAAAAGGGTATTTAGCGAAGGTGAATCAAGCCAGGCTTAAGGGTGGCTTAAGCGAGGTTGAAGCACCCCTTAAGCAATTAGATAAGATAAGAGAAGATAATATAAAAGATATATATATACCCAAGTCGCAAGCGACATTGGGGCAGAATGGAAAGAAAATCTCAATGGTAGAAAAGTATGATGCCTTTTTAGGGATGTTCAATGAAATTGGAAACAGACAATTTAGAGGGGACAGTTCTTCCAGAAAAAGTTTCGCAGCCAGAATCAAAGATGGTTATGGCTATAAGGACATGAAGTTAGCAGTAACCAACCTGTACAAAGATCCAAAGCACAGGGACGAGGCTTTTAAGTATGCTACTCCTGAGTTCATACTAAGACCATCTATTTTAGAGAGATACATAAACCAGAGACTTTGAAAAAGTACGCATTAAAATATCACAACTTAGGATTGAGTATCATTCCCATAGGGGATAAGAAGATTCCTATAGGCTCCTGGAGACCGAGTATAGAGGCAATACAGACTCCTGACGAAAGGTTTGACCGGGCTAAAGGGGTAGGGCTAGTATGTGGAAAGGTCTCTGGTGGATTAGAGGTGATAGACATAGATGTAAAGCACGATCCAAAGGGGGACATATTTTCCAGATATGTAAAAGTTTTAGATGAATCAGTAGCCGATAAATTGGTAGTCCAAAAGACTGTCAATGGAGGTTATCACCTGATGTACAAGTGCTCAGAAATCGCAGGGAACAAGAAACTTGCCAAGAGTAAAGAAACAGGCGAAGCGGTAATTGAGACCAGAGGAGAAGGGGGATATGTAGCCATAGCACCTACTCCTGGATATTCGTTTGAGAGATTCCATCTGAACCAGATCCCTGAGATAACTCCTGATGAGAGGAACCACCTTATCAGTGCAGCTATGAGCTTTAACGAGGTAGAGGACAAGGTATATTACCCTGACAACTGCTTTGAGGACTACAATGACAGAGGAAATGTATTGGGGCTGTTACAAAATCATGGATGGTCAATTCAAAGGGATGATGGGGACAAAGTATTCCTAAAGAGGCCTGGAGAGAGTGATTCCATGTGGTCTGCTGACTACACCAGGAGCAAGAATTGGTTTACCGTATTCTCCACCTCTACTGAGTTTGAGTCCTTAAAAGCCTACAAGCCTGCCAGTGTCTATGCTATACTGGAATGTGGAAGTGATTTCAAGGAGACCGCCAAAAAGCTAAAGGGTGAAGGTTATGGAAGTAACGGACAATATATAGCAAAGCCTGAGAGAAAAACAGAGATTCCCCAGAACTTCGTAGCCACACAGAAGGAGCTCTCAGGTTACGTGGAGAAAGTTCTTTCAGGAGATCTGGAGATGGGAAAGACCACCACCTTCTCTGAGTTGGACACCTACTTCTTATTCAAGGACAATGATTTTGTGGTTTTTAACGGACATGACAACGTAGGAAAATCTGTCTTTATATGGTATATGGCAGTAGTATCAGCCAAAAAGCATGGATGGAGGTGGATTATTTATGCAGCCGAAAACAGGGTAGGGTTTGTCTATACTAAGCTGTTGGAGTTCTACTCAGGGCAATCTGTAAGGGAATGTGACTTAAAGGAAGCTAAGTCCTTCGTAGACAAGCACTTCACCATCTTAAACAATTTGGAGATCTATAGCTATTCGCATCTGCTTAAAATGGGAGAGAAGCTATGCAGTGAATCCCATTACGATTGTTTTTTCATTGATCCCTACAACTCTTTGGACGTAGATCTGGGAGAGCACACACGATTCTCCACCCATGACTATCATTACAAGGCTACCTCAGAGTTCAGGCTGTTCTCCAAGAAATATTGCGGAATATGGCTTTCCTGCCACGCAGTAACTTTTGCTCTGAGACAGAAAGATCCAGATGGAAACCCTGCTGCCCCAATGAAGGCCGATACTGAGGGAGGCGGCCTCTTTAGTAACCGTTCTGACAATTTTCTAACTTTGCATAGAAAAACGCAGGATAAAGACAAATACAGGATCATGGAAGTTCATGTGAGAAAAATTAAAGAGTGTGAGACTGGAGGCCGACCTACACCAATGGACACCCCGGTACTATTTGAGATGTGGGGTAACAACGCAGGGTACTCAATTCACGATCCCAACCTGATAAAAGTTGACGAAAATGAAAAAGATGCACCATTTTGAAATAACAGAAAACGAGAAATTCTTTGAGCAGATATTTAATCTACTTGATGAAGGAGGGGTTTATATGTGGCCTGACAAGTTAAAGACATTTATTAAAAAGGATGATAAGCTAGTAGCAGAGGATATAGATACCTACAATGCAGTAGAGGAGATCGTTAGCAGAAAGTACCTGAGAAAGAGATTCAGCTATGATATTGACAAATATTTACACTTAAATTAATGCCTGTACACCGAAATAGTAAATTTGATAAGGCTTATGGTCGCTACCTGGTAGGGGAGTCAATGGCTTCCATAGGAGAGGATCTGGGTATTTCTAGGGGAGCAGTAGGAAAGGCTTTCCATAGGAAGGGATTTGCCAAACCTGGAAATTGGCTCTCAGTTAAGGATCAAAGAGATTTAATATGCACCAACCTTCATTTTGGTTTAGTAAAAAATATAGTT